CTCCTGCGTCAGCGTTCCGGTTCCGCCATTCGGTGACCGGCGAGGCGAACTCGGCAACCTGCAAGTCAGCGTGTCGGTGAAATACATTCCTCTCACCAACCCCGAACTCCCCGGAGATCAGAATCTCAATCACGCCTGGTCGAAATTCGGCGAGGCAAAAGCCCTCAAAGACAAATGACCAAGCTCCTCGCCGAAATCGCCGCCTCACAAATCGGAGTCCGCGAGGAAGGCGGGAACAACAACGGAGCAAAAATCCGCGACTACCAAAAGGCCACCGACCTCAAGCCAGCATCATGGCCATGGTGCGCGGCCTTCGTGGACTGGTGCATCGCCGAGTGGCTCGACCACGCCGGCGTCCGCGACTGGCTCAACCTCAAATCCTCCACGCCGGAGGACTGGCGACCCAAAACGGCGCTTGCATACGGATTCCTCGGCTGGGCCAAAGACCGCCCGAAGACCTCCATCATCCTTCACGACCGCGAACTCGCGAGACCCGGCGACATCGTCGTCTTCGATTTCAGCCATGTCGGAATCGTCGAGTCTGATTCCGGCCACCAGATCATCACAATCGAGGGCAACACCAACGGGCGAGGGGAGCGAGACTCAGAAACGGGAGACGGAGTTTGGAGAAAAGCACGGCAAAAAACCATCGCTCGGAACTTCATCCGAATCCGCCCAGTAACATCTGGATAATTTTATAATCGATAATTGCGTTAAAAAAGACCAGTTATTCACAGAATCGCGTTTCAGTAGGAGAAGAGAATCGCGTTCGTAAGTCGTTGATCAACGAGTTGCAAAAAACCATCAAATACTTACGAAAAAATGCCACAAGATGCCACAAGCACATCTTAAATAACTCGAAATCAACGAGTGTTTCGCGACTCAAAATCGCGTTCCGCAAGGAGTGTCGGTTCGATCCCGACCGCCGGTAGTTCCTTCGATATCAACCCGCAGAAGCCCATAAACAAAGGCGCTGCGGGTTTTTCGTGTCCGGCCTTTGTGGGACTCGTTTTTCCTTGTTTGGACAAATAAAGGTTGCGGAAATGCCACAACTGCCACAAGGTTTGTCCAGTTATGTCTTATCGAGTTACAGAAGATCGGTCGCGGAGGACTTCGCCTTGGGTGCTGACCATACCAAAATCGGTGGCTGGGCGCAGGCTGCGGTATTTTTTTGAGACCGAAGCGATGGCTTGGAGCGAGGGGCCAAGGGTGATTGAGAGGCTCCAGAAGGGTGGGACGGATTCGCTGGTTCCTGTGGAGGGGCCGACCGTGGAGCGGGCTGTGGCAATGTTTGTGGCACTTTTTCAAGACAGGTCGAAGTCGCACCGGGAGAAGGTGGAGAAGGTGGGCAAGTGGCTGGCGAGGGATTTTCAGTGCCAACTGAAAGCGGTGTCGCCAATAATGCTGGTCCAGTGGTTCGCGAAGATTCCGGGTTCGGACACGCAGCGGGCGACGGTCTACCGCTATGTGCGGCTTTTCTTCAACTGGTGCGTCAAGATGGACCTGCTGGATCGGTCGCCGTTCCGGGCGGTGGATTGTCCGAGGGCGAGGTCTCGGAAGGGCATACTCAACGCCGATGAGATGCGGGCGCTTCTCGATGCGGAGATGAGCGACTCGATGCGGGCGTCGATCTTGCTGGGCGGGTTCGCGGGCCTGCGGAGCATTGAGGTGCAGCGGATGAACTGGGAGGACATCGATGTGAAGGCTGGGCAGATTTGGGTTAGGCCGGAGGTCTCTAAACAGCATCACGGCATGATGGACCGGATCGTGGATTTCACGGAGCCGATGACGAAGAGGAAAAAATTCTTTACCGGCAAGAAAGGCCGGATCGTGCCGGGGAGTGCGCGGGCGCATTACGAGGAGCGAAAGCGGTTGGCGGCGAAGCTCGGCTGGGATGGGTTTCCGGAGAATTCGCTCCGGCATTCGTTCGCGACCTATCATTTGGCGAGGTGCAAGAGCGCCCCGTTGACAGCTTTTCAGATGGGGCATTCCAGTCCCGCGATGGTGCAACGAGTCTACGCTGTTCCCGCTGCCAGAGCGGATTCCGAGGCGTGGTGGGAGATTTGACCTATGCCCTACGCGAATAAAAAAACGCAGAAGAAATTCATGGCTCGCCAATACAAGACGAAGTATGCGACCGATGACAAATTCAAAGAGGCCGAGGCGCAGCGCAAGGCGGACTGGTATCAGCGGAATAGGGAAAAGGTCATTGCCAGAGTTCTGGAGAATCGGGCGAAGAAAGTGAAGATATGAGTGTCGTCATCGTTTCCGGTTGGATGGTTCTGTTTCTGGCGTCTTGTTTGTTCATGGGCGAATACGCGCCAGCCGGTAACTGGTGGAACAAAACATGGTTCGGAATTTACATTTCGTGCATGGTAGTTTTAGCGGTTGCTGTCATCTATTTTGGTTTTTCTGCGGTGAAATAATATTGCCAGCACATCCAGCATTCATGCGGGTCTGCGGTCTTTTTGTTGGTCTGCATTTTTGTGATGAGTTAAGAAGGGTCGCCAGCAGAGCGTCTGTTTAAGCGGGTGAAAATTTATTTTGGCTTGCGGAATCAATGCCTATGCGGATGTCAATAAATTTTTTACTATGGGGTGAACACCCCATTACAAAATAATTGTTGCGTGGTTTTAGTAACCTTGTAGAAATCTCTCTCGTCATGCCAAACCAACATTCACCAGACAAGGAAGTGATCGGATTCTACATCCCTCGCACCTTGGCGGCACGGGTCCGCAAAGCAGCGAAAACCCGTGGGCTGACGATCACCGCTTTCATAGAAGAGATTTTGACCCATGCCACTCGCAAGACCGTCCTCACACCGGAAGATTACCTCGCAATCGCCGAAGCCACAAAAAGAGCTATTAGCAGTGTGGCTACCAAGAGAACTCGTCGAAAAGGTAAGGCGTGAGGCTCGGACTGAAAAAAGACCAACAAGTCGGCAGGTCGAGTTTTTTTTAGAAAAGGTTTTAGTAACCTGTAACTCTAAAGAACACTCACAAACTGCATAGAAAAAGGCAACCAAAAGAAAGGCGGCATGATGGGAAAAACTTGGGATGAGAAGGAATGGGACCGGATGGTGGACCGGCGGTTGGGGCGGCCTGGCCCCGCTGTGAGCCTCTGGGAGCAGGGCGCGTTGTTTCTGGCTTGTGTGGCGTCGGGATTTTTAATGGTGACCCTGCCCAATCTGGACAAGGAGGGCTTCCAGCCTCGGGAGCATGTAGCCAAGCAGGATGCCGAGAAGGACGCCGAAAACCCCGATCCAGGCGCTGCGGTAGGCTCCGCGGATTTGCTGGGCGGTGAGGCGGCGTTGCCACTCGAACTGGGCAAGGAGAAACTGGCGGGTGCCTTCGAGGGATTTGCTTTGAAATTCGGCGAGTTCGCGGTCGGAGAGGGTGGCGAGGACATTGGGATCGGAAGCGAGGAATCCGGCTTCTTTCAGGGCGGTCTGACGTCGCTGGCGGTCCCATTTTCGGAGGACGCCAAGGTTGCCGCCGCGAAACCTGTGACGGAGGCGCCAAAACCATGAGGGCTTCATCGGGAAACGAAAATGTCAGGCCGGAGGTGGCGGCGCAAGACAGAAGGGGTGGCGGCGTGATGTTTGAGAATGATTTTGCGTTGAACCTCGACGCCGTGGAGGCGGTGCGGTCCGGGGAGGACACGATGACGAGCTGGGCGGTGCTGAAGAGCGGTCGGGAGCTGCTCCTGTCCCCAGAGGAGGCGAGGCAGGTTATCGCAGCAATCCTATCAAGGAAAATAGAGCGGCAAGAATTGATGCCAGGAGGACAACCCACCCCGTCCAGCGGGGTAGGAAGTTCGCTTGGATGGATTTTTGCAGGGCACGGCGGTTGATTTCGGAAAGGACAAGACTATGACCATATTCATTAAGGTTTTTATTCTCCAACTCGGCGGCGAGTGCCTCGTCGGAAAGAGTTTGGAGGCGTTCAAAAAAGGACATGCCGGGAGCGTGTGTTTTTCAACCGGCGCTGGCAAGGCGGAAGGGGGGGCGGCGTGAACCCGGACGAGATCACAACCGACGAGGCGGCTGCGCTCATGGGTGTGTCGAAGAAGACGATCTACCGGCTGCTGGAATCGGGGGCCATCGAGGCGTCGAAGCCATTTGGCAATCGCGTTGGCCATCGCATTTCGCGGGCCGTGCTGGAGAACTGGTATCGCCTCCGGAAAATCAAAACGACGAACCGCAGGAGGGCCGCGAAATGAAAGTTATCGGGACGGTTCCACGGTCACTTGATACACCCACGGCTGTTCGGGAGCTAATGGCGGCTGTAGCCACTTGGGTTCCAGAGGAACGCGATGTGAGGGGATTTCTCCGTCGTGCGTGTCTTGCCACTCCAGCACAAGCCAGAAGCGGTCTTCGTCGTATTGGAGCGGGGATCGACACATTTGCGAGCGCCCTTCGTGGGCCAGCGTGTGGAAGCACTCGTAAAGAGCGTCTGGGTCGAACCAATGGGGCAGGATCATTGGGCAAGGCTAACGGCGGCAGCAAAGGAGGGAAGGCGAAATGACCCACCAAGAATCTCTCTGGCTTCTCCAGTCGATCTGGGAGGCGGTAAAGGCGCTGGGGCCGGTGGCGGTGCTGCTGGCTATCACATGGGCTTGGACGGGGGGCGCGAAATGAGCGCGGAATTCGCCATAGTCATCGCCCTCCTCACGCTCGGCTCCTGCTATGCGAGCTATCGGCTGGGGCAGGCGGACATCCTTTCAAGATTCCGGCGGCATGACGAGCGCCGACGCCGCTGGGAAGAATTTGAAGATTTCGAGGATTAACACCCTCAACACAAGAAAAGCGCCCCGAAGGACTGGCATCCAACGGGGCAAAGTTAAACCACAAGAAAAGCAGTAATAACAAATGAACACTACGCAACTGACTACACAAGTCAACACACAAGTCGCCCTCGGCGACATGCAGGTGATGGCCTCGGCCATCGTGAAATCGGGTCTCTTCGGCATGAAGACACCGGACCAGGCACTGGCTCTTATGATCGTGGCTACCGCCGAAGGGCGTCATCCCGGATCGGTGGCCTCTGATTACCACATTATCCAAGGCCGCGCCTCGCTGAAGGCGGACTCGATGCTGGCGAGATTCCAGCAGAGCGGCGGGCGTGTCGAGTGGCACGACCATACGAACGAGAAGGTGAGCGCGACATTCACGCATCCGGCGGGCGGATCGCTCCGCATCGATTGGGACATGGCGCGGGCCAAGGCCGCTGGGCTGGGCGGTAAGGACAACTGGAAATCCTATCCCCGTCAAATGCTGCGGGCGCGTGTGATCTCGGAGGGCGTCCGGGCGACATTCCCTGCGGTTCTTAATGGGATGTATACACCGGAGGAGGTCGGTGAGTTCGACGCGCCTCGCCCTGCGCGGGCGGTTAAGGTGGAGCCGGTCGTGGAAGTGAAGGCCGAACCAGTGGTCGAGCCTGTTGCAGTTCCTGCGACTGAGACGAAGGCCATCGAGGCCGAAGTGGTATCAATTGATACCGAGGAGCCAGACTGGGCGCTGACATTGGAAAAGCGCATTTTCGAGCATGAGGCAAAGGTCAACGCCTTCCTTGTTTCTAAGGGCCAGATCGCCGATGGGCAGACCTTCCGCGACATGACGGACGAGGGCTACCGCAACCGCATCCTCTCATCGACTCCACGCTTCCTCGAAACCGTGCTGGCAGAAGTGAAGGAGGTCAAATAATGAGCGCCACGATCCGACATTCCTCGCTGCCCAAGCTGGCGCAATGCGCGAAATATGAATCCAATCCCGTGGCAGGACCGCATGCGGAGCGGGGAACCCGCCTTGATGCGGCGTTCCGGGCGTTCCTCATGGGTGAACCTGTGCCGGTGGAGCTATCCACCGAGGAGCAGGAGAATGTGATGTGGGCTGTGGACACGGTGCGCGATCTGGCGGACGGAGGCGAGATCATCGCCGACGAGGCAAAGCTGAAAGTGAAGACTCCGGGTCTTGACCATATTGGGACGGAGGATGCCCGCTGCGAGAACGAGGCGATGAGTTTCGACCTCAAGACGGGGCAATCATTTCGCTCTTACTACGAGCAGATGGCGGCTTATGCGCTGGGGAACATGGAGCGCACCTTTGGCGAGCATTGGACCTGCTGCCTGCTCTTCTGCGACCAGCGGGAGTTCACACGCATCGAGTTCAGCTATGCAACCGCGAAGGCCGTGGTGGACGGGGTGCTGGAGGCTGTGAACGATCCGAATGCCGTGGCGACTCCTTGTGAATACTGCTCATGGTGCTTGAAGGCCGATAGCTGTGCAGCCCGCACGGGTCCGATTGTCGAGACGCTGGCGGTGGTGGAATCCCAACCGACTGCCGTCTCACTGGAGGCGCTCAAGGCTGGGTTGCTGGCAGACCCGGAGAGGCTGGGCGCGTTCTTAACAACGAACGCAATCTTTGAGGATTTTGTCGATGATCTCAAAACGAAGGCCAAGGTGCTGATGAAGACAACGGCAGTTCCGGGGTGGAAGCTCCAAGAGGAGGCGGGTCGCGAGCATTTCGACCGGATCGCCATCGTCTCGGCTGCGGTGACCGGCAAGTCGGGCCTCGATGATCTCGTTGCCAATTGTGGCGGCAAGATGACTGGCACGAAATTCCGCGAATGGTGCGCGAAGATGGGTGTGCCGGTTCGCGAGGAGCAGGCCATCGTGGGCAAAGACATCGTGAAGCTCGTCGCCGACAAGAAGAAAGCGAGGAAGGCGAAATGATTGAAGAAATCGCTGATGAATATGTCTATCTGCGGAGAAATGTTGAATTTGAAGGAGAGGTCGCTCCGGCAATCCTTGTGTTAGCGGCTTCCATTGAAAGGGCAGCGCCGTTTTCCAGAAAAAACGCAGAAATTTTCGGGCATGAGCTGGGCCTTGCCTTGGCACACGCGAAGGAGGACTCCAAATGACCGGCGAGGAACTACGCGACCGTGGCATTCTCGCGGTGGATGCCAATACCCCGCAGGATTGGAAGGCGACCTGTGATTTTGTCATCTTATGGTTGGCCCGGACTGGCGCGGAATTCACTGCGGAGGATGTCCGCCCGTGGGTTCCGGAGCCGCCGCACCCAAACGCGATGGGCGCAAGATTCTCGGCGGCAGTGCGGGCAGGGGTGATCAGTCACCTCTGCTACCGCAAGGCGAAGCGGGCGCAGGCTCACGCCCGCATTTTGGCCGTTTATAGGGGGGCGGCATGAATGAGCTACACTTATTTGCTGGAGCAGGGGGAGGAATTCTCGGCGGCATCCTTCTTGGACATACCCCAGTCTGTGCTGTCGAGATTGAACCTTATTGCCGGAAAGTCCTGCTGCAAAGGCAGCGGGACGGAATCCTGCCAAAGTTCCCAATCTGGGATGATGTCACCACCTTCGACGGAACTCCTTGGAGAGGGAAAGTTGATGTCGTCTGCGGGGGGTTTCCTTGTCAAGACATCTCAATCGCTGGAGGGGGGGCTGGAATTGAAGGCGAACGAAGCGGACTCTGGTCAGAAATGGCCAGAATCATTGGCGAAATACGACCGAAATTCGCGTTCATGGAGAACAGCCCAATGCTTGCTCTTCGAGGACTTGGGCGAGTCCTTGGAGACCTTTCCCAACTGGGGTATTATGCGAGGTGGGGAGTGTTGGGCGCAAGCCACATTGGAGCAAGGCATAGAAGGGAGAGACTCTGGATTGTTGGGAACTCCTTTGGCAAGGATGTGGAAGTATCGGAAGTGGTGGAACCGTTCCAAGCCCATGGGCAATTTGGACGAGTTGCCAGCTACGAATCCAGAAATGTATGGGCATCTGGCTGGCAAGCAAATGAGCCTAACATGGTTGGAACATCACATGATATTTCCACTTGGGTGGACCGATCTCGTTCCATTGGGAATTCACAAGTTCCAGGAGTGGCAGCACTCGCATTCCAAATTCTTGGAGGTGGAAAATGACTAAGCGCCCTGCGTTTCAATTCTACCCCGGCGACTGGCTGGGGTCGCAGCGGGTTTCCCTGCTCACGCTGGAGGAGGAGGGGGCGTATCTGCGGTTGCTGGCGTCCTGCTGGCAGCACGGATCGATCCCCTCCGATCCGGACAAGATCGCCCGCCTAATCGGAAAGGGTGCTTCAACCACCCTTGCAACCACACTTGCAGCCATGTTCCAACCTCACCCCTTGGAGCCTGCTTTGCTGGTGCATGACCGGCTGGAGCGTGAAAGGGAAAAACAGGATGCTTGGGCTGAAAAAAGCCGCGAAGGTGGCAGGAAATCGGCTGAAAAGAGGCAAAACCTCAAGGGTGGTTCAACCACCCTTCAACCACCCTTGGAAGGGTGCTTGCCAAATGGTTCCAACCAAAAGGCAACTCTTCTTCTTCAGTCTACATCTACTAATACTTCTTCTAAAGAAGAAGTAGGGGTGGAGTTTCCGGCGAACCTCAAGTCGGCGGATTTTGGAGCGGCATGGGAAAGCTACCTTGCTTACCGAAAGTCATCCCGACTCAAAGCCCTCGCCCCGGCATCGGTCACGGCGCAACTCCGAAACCTCTCGGAGATGGGTCACGACGAAGCCATCGAAGCGATCAACCAATCCATCGCCAACGGGTGGCAAGGCATCTTCCCGCCGAAAAACAAGAAACCCGCGCCAGCCAAAGCAAAGGAGGTTGACCTCACATGGTAACCACGGTCCAAGCCTGCGCGAGCGAATCGTGCTTCAACTCGGTCTCCGCGCCGAGCGAGGATTTCATCCGTTACTTCCCGAATGTGCAAATCCTCTGCGACGAGTGCGACCTCAAACGCATCGAGAAGCTCCAACAGGAACAGGCTATGGAGGAGCAGGAGAGGCGGCAGGAGGCGTTCAATGCCATCTGCCCTCCACTCTACCGCGAAAGCGACCCAAAACGCATTCCAGCGGCCTTCCTGCACGAAATTGGGGCATGGCAGTATAATCCGGTCGGAATCGGTCTCGTCGGTCCAGCGGGCTGCGGGAAGACGCGAGCGGCGTGGATACTCCTCAAGAGACTGCATTTCAGCGGACTTCGCGTCTTTGGAATCACGGCCACGGGATTTGCGAAAGCCTGTGCCGACCAGTGGCACGACAACAACCAGGCTAAAGCTCTGGCAGAAGACACGCTGACTCGATGCCGCCGGACGAAGGTTCTGCTGCTCGATGACCTCGGCAAGCAGAAGATGACCGAGCGGTCGGAACTGGAACTCTTCGACCTGCTGGAACACCGATCCTCCCACGAACTGCCCATCATCTGGACGGCAAATGCGGGCAGGGAAACGCTGAAACAAATGCTCTCGTCCGACAGGGGCGAGCCGATCCTCCGGCGGTTATCGGAGTTCACAAACATCATCAACACAGAAAAATGACAACACACGAACTCGCAGACAAACAGAACCGCTATGTGACTGCCGAAGGCAAATACACGGCGAAAGTAAAAGCCCCCGGCAACGGGTGGCTGGGAACCACAACCAAAGGCTCGGATTTCATCCGCATTCCGCTCCTTATCGACGATCCGGCCAGCGACCAGCACGGACGGGAGATCGTCTGGCAGGGCTGGCTCACCGAGAAGGCCGCAGAACGCACGGCGAAGACGCTTGACGAGGCATTTGGCAGGGAGTGGGACATCAAATCGCTCGATGCCGGGAACTCCGTATTCGTCGGCCAGCATTGCCGGATCACGGTGGAGGCCGAGGAGGGAGAGGACGGCAAGGTGCGTCTCAAGGTGCGATGGCTTAACCCCATGACCTCTTCGCAGCCGCTCCCGGCTGACCGGCTCACGACCCTCAACGAGCGCATCCTCGCCGCCCGCACCGCAACCCCAACCGATGACGAAATCTCGTTCTAATCGAAAAAAAGTCGCCCAAGGGGCCGCAGGAACTCAGTTCTGCGGCTCCGACCGCGAGGACCGCTGGTGGTTTTTGCTCTCGCGACAGGTTAAAGAAGCCTGCGACCGCTTCTGGGCGGCAACGCCAGAGCGCCGGGAAATCGAAGCCAAACGAAAACGAAATGATTGGTAATGATATGAAGAATTTAACCACAGAGGACACAGAGAACACGGAGGAGGGCGGCGCAAATTTGAGAAACGGGGCTTTTTGCAGCAAATACGGTGGAATTTATCTACGGATTGTATCACTCGATACCGACAGAACTGGCTGGCCTATGCGTGCCGTGGATCACGGTATTTCGCTTGCAGAGGCACATTGCATTATGTCCGACCTCGTTTTGGCAATACATGAAGCTTCCATGCGCGAGACTGGTCGCATCAAGGAGGGCGTGGAATGAGCGATACAAACTGCCCGTTTTGCGGGGAACCAGAAGAAACTGACACGCCAAGCGGTATAACCATTTATCGGTGCGGAACACGGATTTATCCAAATAATTCATCCGTAAAGACCTTAATTTGTGACTTAGGAAAAGATTTACGACGAGAGCGCGAGGCGCACAACAACACGAAGCGCGAACGCGACGAGGCGCGGGACCTGCTGGCAAGTGAGAAAATCACACGCGACCATGTAATCAAACGCGGAATTGAGATGCAGAAAGAGCGCGACGAGGCGAGGAAAGTTGCAAGTGGATTAGCAATTCAAGAAGAGCGGGTAAATGAGGCGCAAAAAGAACTCTCATCGATCCATCAATGGATCGAGAGAAATCATCCTGATGGATTTATTGATTCGCTAACATATTTTCAGAATTTAGAGCGAGTTACAGAAAATTGGTATGATCGTTTAGACCGATTAGAAGTGGACGCTAAGCGATTTGAGAGAGAGCGCGACGAGGCGAGGGAGCAAAACGCCAAGCTGCGCGACATCGCGGAGAGGCTGTTCGCAGCGGGAGTCGGCAGAATGAAAACTGATGATTGGAGAACCCTCCGCGCCGAACTCGACAAAATCAAGGAGGGCGCGAAATGAGTGACACACCAGAGACGGATGCGCTGGATTGCGAACTACATAACCCTCGCGTTCTTTCAGATCGGTATAGTGGAATGATGGAACACGCGCAGAAACTGGAGCGCGAGCGCGACGAGGCGAGGGAGGATGCACGATTGTTATCCGAGCGCCTAACTGCATTGGAACTTCAATCTAGCGAGGAATTGGCAAGACTAGAGCGCCAGCGCAATGAGGTCATCTGTGAACTAAAGATCTGGAAAAACGGAAAATATGAACTGGACACATGAACAACTCCGGCAACTCGGCTACCGGCAAAACCCCGATGGCTCATTCAGTCATTCTTCAACTTCCGGGATACCTCACGCCCAGCCTCAACCGGCTCCTCGGCAAACACTGGACCACGCTGGCACAAGAGAAAGTCCGCGCAAAGATCGCGTTACTCTCATCATTACGCGAAGCGCATGCTCGCTCCTCGACGCCGACAATTATGCAGGAGGCTGTAAGCCACTTATTGACCAACTGCGCTACGCCAAGCTCATCGCTGACGACGACCCGGAAACTGTCGAAATCCTCTTCCGGCAAGTCAAAGTCAAAACGAAAGCCGAAGAAATGACCCAAGTGGAAATCACGCGAAGCTGTGGGGATTATAAAAGGGGGGACAACAATCTTGTCAAGACAAGTTTTGACTGATACCGTTTAACATCATGGCAACAAAGCCAAAGAAAAAGGGTCGTCCAACCACCTTCACACAGCAACTCGCAGACAAAATCTGCGAACGCATGGCGAATGGGGAGACGCTTCGTGCCGTTTGCCGGCATATCGATCTCCCTGTTTCCACCGTTATCGAGTGGACAATGAACAACAAAGCCTTTTCCGAACAATACGCGCAGGCGAGGCAGAAGCAGGCTGATTCCTACGCTGACATGATCCTCGACGAGGCATTCAATTCGCATGACGCCCAGATCGGGCGGCTCCGGGTGGATGCTCTCAAATGGGTCGCCAGCAAGCTCGCTCCAAAACGCTATGGCGACAAGGTCGAGGTCGAGCAGACCGGCACAACAAAAATCCGAGTGATCATGGGCGGCGATGTCTGAGTCGGAATTTGAAATCCGCCCGCGCAGGCAGTTTCGCTCCTATCTGGAGCGGGACAAACGCTGGGCGTGCATGGTTGTTCACCGGCGCGGCGGAAAAACATTCGGGTGCATTCAAGACCTGCTCAACAAGGCATTCACCACCGAGCGGGCGGGTCCGCCGCTGCGGTTCGCCTACATCGCGCCGACACGCGACCAAGCCAAGGATATCGCATGGGGATACATCAAGACCTTCCTCTCGCCGCTCCCCGGCGTGAAGATCAACGAGGCCGATCTCATCGCGACCTTGCCACACGGCGCAACGATCCGGCTTTACTCCGGGGAAAGCTACGAGCGGATGCGCGGTCTTTACCTCGATGGAGCGGTGATCGACGAGTATGCGGACATCGACCCGGCGGCATGGTATTCGGTGATCCGGCCCTGCCTCTCGGACTACAACGGATGGGCAACCTTCATCGGCACGCCGAAAGGCCGCAATGCGTTCTGGAGGCTCTGGACCGAAGCTTGCGGGAATCCGGAATGGTTCTCCCTCATGCTCAAAGCGAGCGATAGCGGCATCATTCCAGATGAGGAACTCAATGACATCCGCAAGGGAACTCCCGCGCATATCTACGAGCAGGAATACGAATGCTCATTTGCCATCGGTCGCCCCGGCGCGATCTATGTGCGCTCCCTCGAAAAGGCCCGCGCTGAGAAGCGCATCACCAACGACATTCTCTGGTTCAAGGAACTG